ATGACGGCTCAGACGGCTCCCTCTGCCAGCCCACTGCAGACCGCAGCAGGCTTAGGCATTGCGGGCTTGTCTACCGCTGCCGCCGGCAAAACAGCAGGACTCTTTTAGGTGAAAAACATGGCTAAGAATCAAGCAAAAATGCAGATGGTCGATGACGACGAGGTTGAAAACGTCGGGATCATGTCCGGCTTTATGGACGACATCGAAGAGCTGATGGAGGAGATCACTCAGCAAGAGATGGCAGGCGAAGGTGACGACGCTGACATGGCGCGAATCCTTGGCCGATCACCAGACTCCCCCGAAGTGCTGATGAACAATCTTCGCGGTGACTACCGCTCCATCGATGCACGGCGCGAAGAGCTGGCTGACAGGGTTGGCTACAACGCTGCCCAGCAGACCCCGGACGAAGTGCTGGCGATGCTGCAGCCGATTCTGGCCCAACAGGGTGTTGCCGCACTGCCGATGGGTGGAGCGGATATGGGACCTCTGCCGATGGATGCCATGACGGGTATGCCGCCTGCGGCAATGCCAATGGATCCAGCCATGATGGGCGCGCCTCCCGCAGGCATGCCCCCTATGGACCCTGCCATGATGGCGCAGATGCCACCAGAGGGCATCGCTTCGCTGCCCATGGACCAAGGCGCAATGCCCCCGATGCAGATGGCGCGCGGTGGGATTGTGCAATATTTTCAGGAAGGGTCCGATGAAGACGGCGTGACCCCTGCTTACGAGTCTTTCCCGTCTTCCCGATCAAGTGTTAGCCAACGCCTGCGGGGCGAGGCTGAAGATGAAATGATAAGACTTATGCGACAGCAACCTTCAGCAGTGCCTTCCTTGCAAAGTGCCATGCAATCCCGTGTGCCGATGTACGAGCAACTCCTTGGAACGGGCGATAAGAGTGCTACACAGTCGCAGATGCTGTTTGATATTGCACAGGCTGCGCTTGGCTATGCGGCCAACGTAGGCCCACAGGGTCAACCGCTTCGCGGATCACAGGCTGCGCGTCTGGCAGGGGCCACACAAGCACTGCCCGGGCAGATCGGTGCGCGGGTCGCGGCCCAGCAGCAAGGCGATCAAGGGGTACGCATGGCAGCGCTTCAGGCTGCGGAGAAGGACATACAGGCCATCCGTGATGCCAACTTGGATCTTACGAAAGAACAGCGTTCTTTAATGAGTTCGCTTGCGCGCACCCCTGCGGATTCCGCCTCCACGTCATCTATGTTTGGAAGCGGGATGGAAGGAAGAGCCCGAGCGTTTGTTACCGAGAACGCGTCGCTTTATGGGTCGGGACTACTCAACCCGGAAGAGGACCAGCAGTTTGAAATGGCAGCGGCGATTCTACAGCAGCCTCGGTATGAGACGGATCCACTTACCGGGAAAACAATCAGTATCCCCCCAAGTCTTCCGGAGTTTGTAAGAGACGCCTTGGGAGCACGGGGCCGTTCTGTTCCGACGGCTGCGGCACCTGCCACTGCAGGGGGAGTTGAAATACCCGGAATGCCCGGGGCACTAGGGGCTCCTGCGACAGCAGAAACAGATCAAGCCGCTCCTTTAATACTGCAGCGCAACCCGCTAAAGGCCTCCCCGCGTGAGGATTCGTACTACGAGGCCAATATGCCTTCTTTGTTTAATGCCGCCAATGCGCAGGGCCCCGTACCCGCCCTAAAGGCGTTTACTTTCCGTACGCCACTATTAAACATGGTCTCAACCTCCGACGCCGGCAGTATCACGCAGGGTCGTCAGTTTATACAGGGTGTTAAGAACGCGCTTACGTCAGGATTTCAGGCAGGGACGGACCGCTTTTCTAACACGGAACGTGAGCAGCTGTTAGCGGACTTAGATGTGGCGGCAACGGTGATTGATACTCCTGAAGCCTTTCAGGCTCGCCTCTTTGCTATGGATAATGCCCTGCAGAGCTTCCAGTTAGCTGCACTTGCTCGGTATAACAACCAAGAGTTAAATGCCGCAGACCAAGTCAATGCTGCAAATAAACTTGCGGATATCCATGAAATACGTGCGTTGATTGGGGTACCCTTGCATGTAAACGGGACCAGTGATCCACGCCTTCGTGGGATAGTCTTAAACAACCCTGTCGGCACCCCTCTTTATGTGATAGACAACAGAGGCATGCTCCCCAGCGTAGTTTCACAAGAACTTAAAAACCTTTACACGCAAGAAGGGCTCTAAAATGGCAGAACCGACTCCGCAACAGATTGACGAGGTATTACGCAGAACGCCTGCTCCCTCGCCTATGGCTGTAGGCACGGGGACCTCGGTTCCTGCTGCAGCCTCTGGGGAGCCTACTCCTGAACAGCTTGAAGCGGTGTTACGCGAGGCGTCAGGCTCTGCCTACTCGCGCGCCACTGAGGCGGACAAGGGGCAGGCCGTGCTCACTGGAATGGGGACTGGAGCAGTGGCGGGGGCTACAGTGGCAGGTTCCACCGTGGCCGGAATGCGAGCCGGCGCTGCGCTTCCGCTTCCGCCACAAGCCCGACTCCCTGCCATCGCAGCGGGCGGAGTTTTAGGGTTTGGGGCAGGCATGACAGGCTCGTCCTACTTAAACAGTCTTCTCGAAAGTCAGATACCCCCGCGTTATCTTAACGATCCAAGCCTCGTCCCCTACTATCAGGGGGGAAGGACGTTTGGCGAGGTGATTGGGGGAGCCCCGATGGTGTTCGGATTACCCCTTATGCAGGGTAACCGTGTAGCCAACTTCATATCTAACGTGGGGGTGCAGGCACGTGCCACTCCCAAGGGCACAGGCGCACAAGAGTTTTTCTCAGCCGCCGGGGCAGGAACCCTTGGTGGGGCTTCCTTGGCATATAACCCTGAGTCAGAGGTATCTAGGTTCGCGGCAGAAACTGTCGGTGGACTGTTTTCTCCCCCTAAAATGCTGATGAGCGCTGCGCAAAACGCGCAAAGCATCTCTGGCGGGATAATGGCTCGCTTTAGTGAAGGCTCGCGAGAGCAGATGGCGGCTAACTACCTTAATACAGTGCTTCGCCAAGCGGGAGAAGACCCGAACAAGCTTATTCAACGACTTCTTGAGCCGCTGCCCGCAGGGGTGCCCACGCCGACAGGTGGTCAAAAAACGGGGAGTCTTGCACTTCAGGTGCTGGAGACTACGCTGGGCAAGGAAAACCCTGTCTTCCGTTCCCGCCTTGACCCGCAAGGCCGCTCGGCGTTCCAAGCCTATCAGGCCCTTGTGGATAACCTGCGCCGTATTGGAGACCCAGAGGCTCTTCAACAAGCTGCCCGCATGGAGCGTAGCTTTTTTAATGATCGCTTAACTGAACGTCTTACCACAGCGGAGCAAGACGCCGCCTCTCGTATTTCGAGAATTCGGGTAGACAGTCCCCAGACCCGCGCTAATGTTGGCCGAATTGTGCAGGAAGAGGTTGAAAACGCTTTAGCCGACGCCCGTGAGTATGAGACCGCGCTTTGGAGACAGGCAGAACTAGAGGCTGTTGACGTTTCCCCGGGAGCCCAAGGCCTAGATGATGCTGTGATCACCCCCCGATTGTTAAGCGCCCGTGGGAGCAGCGCCGGTATTCTTGATGTAGTCACCAGCGTAACCCCGGAGTACCTGCGTAGCATGCCCGGATACTCCACGGTCCGAGGCATCATGTCTAGGTTCGGAGTGAACCAGAACGCGATGGAAGCGTATGAGCAAGGAAAGCTGACTACGCAGTACATACAAACCCGCGAAGTCCCCGCTGAGTACGTAACCAACGTCAAGGAAATCCCCGTTTCCTACATGGTGAAGGCTCGCAGTGATCTCTTATCACTTTCCAGAGCAGCGGCCTCCTCTGGGGACGCTAACACTGCGCGTATTTACGGTGAGATGGCAGAAGCAATGATGTCCGACATGGATAAACTGCAGCTGCCGGCGTATGACCGCGCCCGTGAATACTCAAATGAGTTGAATGATTTCTTCACGCGCACCTATGCGCGGGAATTAACCGCGTCAATGCGCACTGGGGCGAGAAAACTTCCTCCTGAGATAATCGTGGCCCGTGCTTTTAATAGCAACAACGACATTACCTCCCAGCGCATGGTTCAGGCAATGAACGCAGCGGGAGGGCTCAACACGCGTTACCAACGTTTGCTTAACGAGCTGGGCCCAGATCATCCTCAGGTTTTGGAACTTGCCCCCTTTGCTCGGGATGCTGCACAGCGGACGGTTTCGGTTGCCGATGCCCAGCGACAGTGGTTACTGCTTGGCGCAAACAAGGCGTTAGAGCCTGATGCCAGCAGTCCTACGGGCGTAAAGCTTAACCAAGGCATGCTTAATCGGTTCATTGTTGAGAACGAAAGATACCTTAGTGATGCAGGTATTCTTGAGGACTTGAAAAATGTTAACACAGCGGAAAACACCCTGCGGATGGTAACAGACCAGAACAGTGCCTTTAACAAAGGCATTGAAAAACAGGCAGCATTTGCACTTGCCCTTGGGTATGAGGACCCTGTCCGTGTTGTGACCGAAGCACTTAATGGCCGCACTCCTGCGCGCAGTATGCAGCGAATCACCGCGTTGGCGAGAAACAACGGAAGGAATGCTGTGGACGGGCTAAAGTCCACGCTTTACGACTACGCTTTTACGTCAGCTGGGGGGATGTCAAACAACTTCAGCCCTACGGCTTATTACGATACGCTCTTTAACCCAATCTCCCGTAACCAGCCGTCACTGATACAGCTTATGACGCAGTCCGGCGTGATGACCCAAAGAGAGAAGAATGACATCCGACGCCTTCTTTTGCCAATGGTGCAGATTGAATCGGCAATGGGCAACAGACAACAACTGGAAAACCTTTTGGGGCAAGACCAGCCCAGTGCTGTTCAAGACCTTACCCTTCGTGTAATAGGCGCCAAGGTGGGCGGCTCCCTTGGTGGAGGGTCAGGGGATTCCTTGGTCTTGGCGGGGGCGGGGTCACGGATCGCGCGTGACTACTTTGAAAACCAACCGTCGCTGTTGATCAAAAACATACTGGAAAGGGCTACTCAAGACCCCCAAATGCTTGCAACGCTATTGCAACGATCAGACCCTAATTCCCAGACAACCGCCGAGTTGCGAAGAAAGCTCGCGGCGCAGATGGGACTCAACGGGCTAAGTGCAGGCCTGCCTGCCGTGATCAACCCGATACAATATGAGCCTCCGCCCGAGGGAGAGCCCGTGGGCGCGTTTTCTTCCGGTCCACAGCCACGACCCCAGCCCCCTGCTCCGAGCACTCGCGGATCTCCGGTCTCGCCAGCTCCTCCGCCGCAGTCGGCGGCGCCGCAAGGCTCCGTCAACCCCAGCAGCAGGGAAATGCTTCAGCAGTTATTCCCCTTCGACGCCATGCTCGGCGCTTGATCGGTAGTAGCGCTCCACTCGCTCCAGCCACTGGCTCTTGTAGTTCTCGAACTCAGAGCCGGTGGTGGTGAAGAGCTGCACATCCCCCGTCTGCGTGGCCACCAAGATGACCCCAAAGTTGATATTGGTCCCATGCTCCTTATCATGGGCGCAGGCATACGCAGCCAACTGGTGGAAATAGTCCGTGATCCACTCCTTGCGCTTGGGCTTTAGGCTCTGCTTGAAGTCGATAATGGCCGGCTTTCCCTGCCACAGTCCGACCAAGTCACTGGTGCCGGCGTATCGATCTGGATAGCATAGCGCAACTTCCGCTCCCCAATGCTCATCGATATTGTGCAGATAGGCGTTGGCCAATCGAAAGGCCATCTCGTACCCCCGCATTTCGAGTCTGTCTGCAGGCTGTAATAAGCGGTCATCTGCGCCCACCAGATACTCCATGACCCTGTGCATGGCTGTGCCCACGTAAGCGGCTTCCGTCTTGATGCGCTCGGCCTCTGCTTCGCCTACTTGCTTTTTCCACTCATCCAACTTGGACATGTCCTTGGTGGCGGACAGGATGGTAGTCACACTGGGCAGGCTCTGGGTGGCAGAAACCTTGTACTGGCGTCCATCGGGGCCGTCAACTCTCCCCATAGGACGGTATTCGTAGCGCGGATTGTACGTTATAAGAGCCATTGTTTGATCGTCTCCCCTAAGACTTGGTTTGCGATGTCTATCTTGTTGCGCAAGGCTTTGACGATGTGTTCGTCCACCGTGTTGGGCGCAATGAGATCGATGTAAGTTACCTTGTTGGTCTGCCCGATGCGGTGCGCGCGGTCCTCGGACTGCAGTCGCTTTTCCAAGTCAAAGCTGTTGCTGTAGTAGATGACCACATGTGCCGCCGTCAGGGTCAGGCCATAGCCTCCGGTGCTGGGGTTGCCGACAAAGAAACGCAGAGGGCTGTCCGGGTCTTGGAAGTCCGTCACGATCCTGCTTCGATCCTCGTCAGAGGTATCTCCGTAGTAAGTGCCCACACTGTCCATGCCGTACTCTTTCTGCAGTGTCAGGCGGATCGTTTCGATATCTGCACGGTACGTGGCCCAGATGATTGCCTTGCCATCAACCTCTTCCAAGATGCTCGAGAGCTCCTTTATCCGGTTGCTGGGCAGGCGCTTCTGGGTGCCGTCATCAAACTTCACGTGGCCACACACGATCTGGTGCAAGCGCATGATCTGTGTAAGGGCGTTGGTGGTGGTCATCATGCCTTCGTCAAACATGGAGAGCGCCATCCGCTTCATCTCGTTGTAGGCTTTTGCCTGCTCGTCAGTCAGTTCCACCTCTCGGCGCACGTACACCTTATCGGGTAGGTCAAGGCACTGCGCTTTTGTGACCCGGTAGCTGAACGTGTCCAGCTTCTCCTTCAGCTCATCCAGATGACGGTAGGCCACCACCTGTTTAAAGGTATGGGAGGGCATCCTTCGTTCAACAAGCACCGCGTACCGCGCTTGGAAGGTATAGAAGCTGTCATGCCCAAGGCAGTCTTCGGACAGGAAGAGGCACTGTTGAAACAAATCCAGAGGGTTCTTGGTCACCGGAGAGCCCGTCAGGATGCGTCGGAACTTAGACACCCTGCCTAGCTTGACCGCATTCTTCGCCCGTTTCGCGCTCGGGGTTTTGATGGTGGTGGACTCATCGATGGCGATAAAGGTCTTGTGGAACATGCAGAAGTTTTTGGCAAACTTAAAGCCTTTTTCCGTGGACAAAGCCTCTACGTTCATGACAAAGATCTTAAGATCCTCGGTGATGTCGTACAGTTCGTCCAATGCTTTTGCATCAGCTTTACGGGGAGTTGGGTCCCACGTAGCGATGCGGTAGACCAAGTGCGCCGGGATGTGCTTGGGGATTTCCAAGTTGCTCCAGTTGCGATACACGCCCTTGGGAGCGACAATCATCACGGCGTTTATCGCTCCACGGTCATACAACATACTGAAATTGTTGATGATCATAAAGCTCTTGCCTGTCCCCATGTCGGCAAACAGCCCAACATCTACCCGGTTCCAGAAACGGGAAAGGAACGCCTCTTGGTGTTGAAAAGGCTTATTACGATAAGGATATCGCGATAGGAATTCGTTCATTTAAAATATCTCTTTCTAGGGGTTGCGTCATATTTCCGAACGAGTATACTCAGACCCCTCGAAAAAAGAAAGGAGAAAGAAATGCCAAACGTCTATGCCGTTTCTGAAACGGGACAGCACAATATTACCTCTGCAATGGACTTCGGTACTGTTGTAACTATTTTGCCGCCAAACGCTCAAATCAGTTTTTCCGTTGCCCCGACCGTGCAGCGGATCAAGCGCCGTTTGGAAACCTTCTGTGATGAGGATTACCTGCTGTTTATAGGTGACCCTACCGCAATTAGCATCGTGGCCGCCTTGGCTGCTGCAAAGAATAACGGACGTTACAAGTGTCTGAAGTGGGACAAGATTGAACGCCGTTACATTCCGATCCAAGTGGATCTATTCAAGAAAGGAGAAAGTGATGAGTACGAATAATTTAAATGACCTCTTCCAAAAGGATGCCGAAGCCCTCCAGATAAAGGATGACGACATCCAAGGTGTGGCGGCGCTTGCCTCGCGGGCCAAGAGTCTTTCCAAGGAGATTGATGATCTGGAAAAGACTCTGTCTGAGAGGAAGGAGAACTACCGCAAGCTGGCAGAAGAGTCGCTGCCCGAGGCCCTCGCGACACTGGGCATGAGTAGCTTTCGGATGGCTGACGGTAGTAGTATCGAGATTAAGCCGTTCTACGGCGCATCGATCAAAGCAGAAAGGCAGGCTGAAGCATTTGCATGGCTGCGCGAACACGGGTTTGATGATCTGATCAAGAACACCGTGTCCGTTCGGTTCGGCAAAGGGGAAGACGAGCTTTGCAATAGTCTTCTCTCTAACCTGAAGGGCACTGGCTTTATGCCGGAGCAGGCCCAGAAGGTAGAACCCATGACCTTAAAAGCATGGGTGAAGGAACAAGTGGAAAGGGGCAAAGACTTCCCACTAGAGTTGTTTGGTGCCTATATCGGCAAGAAAGCTATCATTAAATCTTAAACAGGAATCACGAGCATGAAGAAGCACGAAAACGAAGTACTGGAACGCGGAACAACAGACATTGCCATCGCAAACATCTTTGAACAAGACGCCAGCGGTGGATTTGAAGGCATGGGTCAGGACGACCTTGCGTTACCCTTCCTGCGGCTGCTGGCTGCAAACTCCCCTGAGATCGGGGAGCTTGAAGGTGCCCTCCCGGGCATGATCTACAACACCGTGACCGGTGAGCTACATGACGGCAAGAGTGGTATCACGGTGATCCCGTGCGCCTACGTCCGTCAGTACATTGAGTGGACCCCACGTGGGCAAGGCAGCGGAGCACCCGTGGCCGTGTACCCTGCGACCAGTGATATCCTGAGCCGCACCATCCGGGACAAGACCACGAACAAGGACTATTTGGAAAACGGTAACTATATCGAAAACACCGCAAACCACTACGTCATGGTGTTAAACGACGGAGTCCCAGAGCCTGCTCTGATATCCATGAAGGCCACGCAGCTTAAAAAGAGCCGCAAGTGGAACTCCATGATGATGTCTGTTAAGGCGCAGACCTCTTCCGGACAGTTCTACACCCCGCCGATGTACTCGCAGCGCTACGTGCTGACGACCTCGGCAGAGAGCAATGACAAAGGTAAGTGGTACGGTTGGGATGTTGCGCACATTGGCGCTGTGGCCAGCAAAGAGGTGTATGAAGCCGCTCGGAAGTTCTCGCAAAGCATTGCTGCCGGCGCTGTCAGCGTCAAGCATTCAAGTGAGGAATCGTCCTTAGACTCGCATGCGTTTTAAATAAAGGTGGGGGGTTGGCGCGCGCCTTCCCCCTATTTTTTTATACATAGACAGAGATACTGAAATGCAACTACAGCGATTTAAGGATATCTTTCAGGGGCTTGATATTGCATACGGCACCTATCGAATTGAAAAAGACAAAGACAACGGTAAGCGCGTCGGGAAGGCACTGGTTGTGCGCACCCCGCCTACCGAGGCCGTGTGGCAGGCGCATTTAGACGGCGTCGAGCCTGCACTGGGCATCATTCCCATACGGGCAGACAATAGCTGTACGTGGGGCACCATTGACATCGACCAGTACCCCATCGACCACACTGCGTTGGTGCAAAAGGTACGCCGGCTTAAGCTGCCGCTGGTTGTCTGCCGCAGTAAAAGCGGCGGGGCACACTGCTTCCTGTTTGTAAAAGACCCAGTGCCTGCTGCCGATATGCAGGATTTCCTGAAGGCCTCTGCGGCACTGCTGGGCGAGGCAGGGCGGGAGATATTCCCCAAACAGACTGAGATACTTGTTGAACGCGGTGATACAGGAAACTTCCTGAACCTGCCTTACTTTGCAGGAGAGGACACCACCCGCTACGCCATTAACGATGACGGCAGTGCGGCAACCCTAGACCAATTCTTCGCTCTTTATGATACACATGTGCAGGATGCGCCGCTCACGGCTCCTGACACCAACAAGGCCGCCGCCCCCACGCTTAAGGATGCGCCGCCGTGCCTACAGACACTGTGCCAACAGGGCTTTCCTGAGGGCAGCCGCAACAACGGGCTCTTTAATCTAGGCATCTACCTGCGCAAGGCGTATGGAGAGCGTTGGGAAGAGCGAATCCTTGAGTACAACCAGAACTTCATGCAGCCCCCGCTCTCCCTGTCCGAAGTGCAGACGGTGATAAAGCAGCTGAAGAAGAAGGACTACCGGTACAAGTGCAAGGATGCGCCGATCAACAGCTTCTGCAACGCGTCGGTGTGCCGCACACGTAAGCATGGCATCGGATCGGAGGCACCTGATGCTCCGCGCATGGCAGCGCTGTCCAAGTACAACAGTGAACCGCCCCTGTGGTTCTTGGACGTTGACGCGCGGCGCGTGGAGCTTGATACCGACCAGCTCTTTAACCAGCCACAGTTCCAACGCGTGTGCATGGAGCGCCTGAACCTGTTGCCGCCTACACTGCGCCGGCAGGACTGGGAGCAAATGCTTAACCAACTGCTGCGCGAGATGGTGGAAATGGAGCAGATCGTCGATGCGCCGGATGACACCAGCATCACCGGACGGTTCACCGACCTACTGGAAGAGTTCACCACGCACCTGCAACAGGCGCTGGACAAGGAAGAGATACTGCTTGGGCGCCCGTGGGTCAATGAGGAAGAGGCGAAGGTTTACTTCCGGATAAAAGATCTTGAGGCACACTTAAAACGCAATGGGTTCTTGGGATTTACTGCGCCACGCATGGCACAAAGACTGCGGGACTTGGGCGGAGAGCCGACCAGTACATCGCTAAAGGGCCGCGCTACACGGCTCTGGCGTATACCGATCTTCACCCGACAGGACTCGCCTTTTGAAACACCTACACGGCAGACAATGGGAGCACCTTTTTGATGACTATAAAATTTGATGGGTTTGATGAGGCCATTATCGGAATGACTGCGAAGGACGATAGGATTGTTTATAACGGCAATCGCATACTGCAGATGCTATCTGAGCAAAACGACTGGCCCGCAGAAGAAGCTTTGGAGTTTATGGAGTACAACATAATCGGACTGTACGCAGGTGAGTACACCCCCGTCATTGTATGGTCAGGCGATCCGGAAGGAGTGCTGGCATATGTCGCTACCCTCACAGAAGACTAAAGTATTCGGGCCCCCCGGCAGCGGCAAGACCACCTTTTTGCTGAACGTGGTGGACATCGAACTGCAAAGCGGTACCCACCCCACACAGATCGGTTACTTTGCCTTCACCCGTAAGGCGGCGACCGAGGCCCGTGACCGCGCCATTGAAAAGTTCCCCGACCTCAACGGGCTTCACGACTTCCCGTGGTTTAAGACTCTGCACAGCCTTGCTTACCACTGCCTCGCCGTCACCCGAAAGGACATGATGCAGACCAGCAACTTTCGGGAGTTCTCTAAAGAGACCGGGCTGGATATTAAGGTCAGCGAGGGCGAGGACTTCACCGTCAACGCCGACAACCCCATCCTTAATCAGATCAACATCGCCCGCATACGCGGACAAGACCTGCACACGCACTACAACAACAGTAAGATCGCCATTGAGTGGTATCACTTTGAGTACGTGGAGCGCGCATACAGGGAATATAAACAGCGCAATGGGCTGATGGACTTCACCGACCTGCTGGATCGGCTTTTGGAGCAGCCCGACAGACTGCCATCGTTGGACGTGCTTATCATCGACGAGGCACAAGACCTGTCCCGGTTACAGTGGCGCATCGTGGCGGAACTCGCTAAACGGTCCTCCCGTCTTTTCATAGCAGGGGATGACGACCAAGCCTTGTACGCTTGGGCAGGCGCTGACGTGGACGCTTTCCTGAACCACGGCGGCGAGGTCATTGTCCTCGATCAATCCTACCGCGTACCTGCCAAGATCCACGCGTTGGCCAACGAGATTGTTAACCGGATAAAGCACCGCCAGCCGAAGACGTGGAACCCACGGCAGGAGCAGGGCGAGGTGCAGTTCTACATCAGCTACGAGCATGTGGATCTGTCCAAGGGCGAGTGGCTGGTGCTGGCAGCGGCCAACTACATGCTCAACGGCGTACACGCGTGGCTCGTCTCACAAGGCCTGTTGTTCGAGCGCTACGGGACGCGGTCCGTGACCGACAGTATCTTGCAGGCCGTGACATCGTGGGAGAGCCTGCGACGTGATGGCATCATCTCCTATGATCAGGTGCATAACTTGTACAAGTACCTCGGGCACAACGTCAACAAAGCCACCAAGCACCTGTCCGTGATGCCGGAGGACGGGATGTACAACATGGATACCCTGAAGCAGCAGTATGGGCTGCTGACAGATGACATCTGGCACAGGGCGCTCGTTAAAGTCGGGGCAGACAAGCGCGAATACATCATCGCCATGCTGCGCAGGGGCATCCGCATCGGACAAAAGCCCCCCATTCGACTGTCCACGATCCACGGTGCCAAGGGCGGTGAGGCCGATAACGTCCTACTGCTGACAGACCTGTCCAGTAAGTTCGCAGATGAGTACGCGTACAACCCGGACAACATAAACCGCATCCTGTACGTGGGTATCACCCGTGCCCGACAAGGGCTTCACATCGTCCGTCCGCAGAACATACTTCGGAGCTTTCGCCTATGAGGCAGTCCCCACTCTTTACGCCCACCTCCGAGTGGATACCCCCCGACTCGTTTCCTAACCTGTCCACAGCAACGGAAATCGCCATCGACCTTGAAACCCGTGACGAGAACATGGAAACAAAAGGTCCGGGATGGCCTACCAAGGACGGTTACATTGTCGGCTACGCCGTGGCGGTGGAGGGCTGGGAAGGCTACTACCCCGTGGCGCATGAGGGCGGTGGCAACTTGGACAAGGCGGTGGTGGAAAGGTGGATACAGAAGGTGCTGGCGCTACCTGCGCCCAAGGTCATGCACAACGGTGCCTATGACTTGGGATGGCTGCGCGCTTCGGGGTTCACGGTCAACGGGACTATCTACGACACCATGCTCGCCGCTGCGTGTCTGGATGAGAACCGTATGTCCTTCAGTCTCAACGCACTGGGGTTTGATTACCTGAAGCAGGTCAAGAGTGAGCAGGGCTTGAAGGACGCCGCGCGCGACTTTGGGTTGCATCCGAAGAAGGAGCTGTGGAAACTGCCGGCGATGTTCGTCGGAGAGTATGCCGAGGGCGACGCAGAGCTTACGCTGAAGCTGTGGCAGTGCTTTAAAGGTCTGCTGCGACGTGAGGAGGTGGAGTCTATCTTTGATCTGGAGACAAGGCTGCTGCCGGTGTTGGTGGACATTACCTTGCGTGGGGTACGCTTTGATCGCAGCAAGGCCGTTGACCTTCGCAATGATATGAACAAGCGAGAGAAGGAGCTTCTGAAAAAGATCCGCGACGCTGCAAAGACCCCCGTGGACATTTGGGCAGCGGCCAGTATTGCGCGCGGCTTTGATAACCTCGGGATTGCCTACCCGAAGACAGAGGCCGGCGCTCCGAGCTTTACCAAGACCTTTCTGGAAAGCTGTGAGCACCCCATTGCCAAGGACATCATCGAGGCGCGGGAGCTGAACAAGACCTACGGCACCTTCCTGCAGCCCTACATTGACCTGTCCGCAGGGGACGGCAGGATACACCCGCACATCAACCAACTGCGCTCGGATGACGGCGGCACGGTTACCGGCAGGCTGAGTATGGCCAACCCAAACCTGCAGCAAGTGCCTGCACGGCACGAAATCATCGGACCCTTGGTGCGCAACCTCTTCCTGCCGGAAGAGGGTCAGCTGTGGGCAAGCTGTGACTTCTCGAGCCAAGAACCACGGCTACTGATTCATTACGCGGCGCTGTTGAACTTGCCGGGCAGTGAGAAGATGCAGGATGCGTACATTAAAGACCCGCGAACCGACTTCCACCAGATGGTTGCGGACATGGCAGGGATCAAGCGTAAGGCGGCCAAGACCATCGGCTTAGGGCTGATGTACGGCATGGGCAAGAAGAAGCTGGCGGTGTCGCTGGACATGGGCTCTGAGGAGGCCGACGCACTGATCTCCCTGTTTCATGAGAACGTGCCATTTCTGCGTAGCACAGTGGACGCAGTGATGCGCCGGATAGAGAGCCCTTCCTCCGGTGGCGCCATCCGCACACTGCTCGGGCGCAAATGCCGCTTCCCACTGTTTGAACCGGTGGCGTGGGGCGTGAACAAAGCGCTGCCGTATGAGCAGGCAGTGATCGAGTACGGCCCGCGTATTAAACGGGCGATGACGTACAAGGGTTTAAACCGCTTGATCCAAGGCTCTGCTGCCGACCAGACCAAGATGGCGATGGTCAAGCTGCACGAAGCGGGCTTCACGATCCTGCTGCAGTTGCATGATGAGATCGTGGTCAGCGTCAACAATCAGGAAGAGGCCGAGGAAGTGGGGCGCATTATGCGCACGGCGGTTGAGCTGGGAGTGCCTTCGGTGGTGGATGTTGAGGTTGGAAAGAGCTGGGGCTCTGCGAAATAATGCAGAGTTTCAAAAACTGTTGACTTCTTTTTTGTGCGTATCATATGATACGGGCAGTGCTTAGATTTGCACGACCAGAAAGGAGAGCTTATATGCCATACGGTAAGAAAAGAACGTCCGCAGCAGAGAAACGAAAGAAGAACTCGAAGTGGCGAGTACCCACGTCCCCCTCACGGCGCAAAGAGCCGTGGATCACTATTGTGGTCAAAGCCCCAACCTACGCCATGCTCAGAGAGTTAGCTGAGTACAACGGCAAGAGTCTGGGCGAAGTCGTTCGCGTGATGACAGAACTGGAGTTCCAGAAGACCCTGTGGAAAGTGCAACAGGAAGAACTCAAGGCGCAACGCGGAGCCAATCCATGAGCACCCTCAGCGTGTACAAAACGTATATACATGTGGCAGTAAACATCGTTTACGAATCGCTGCCCACGGCTCATGGATTCCCTGAACAAATCGACATTAAACGTGTGGTGTTGGATCGGGAGAACAAAGGCAGGCCTGTGGAGCTGCTGGGCATCCTGAGCGAAAGCGACATCCATGCACTAGAGGATGAAGTGCTAGAAGCACAGGAGACCGACAATGCATAATCGACTGCAGTTCTGGATAGGTGCCCGACAGTTTGCCCTGCACATGCTTAGGCAACGCAATAAGCATAAGGAGCACGAGTACATCGGCGACACGATGCGCTACTTAGGGTTCACCACACGGTGTCTTGCGGATGAGATTCGCCGTGTGGAAAAGCAACTCGGCAGACCGTATCGGTATCTGCCCAAATCAGGATTTTATCAGGGGGTGCAATGGTGAAGCGCGAAGACTGGATCTTTTTGGTGGTGTTCTGCACGGCTCTGGGCGCCATCTTTGTCCTACAGGACAAGACTGCGCAGCGGCTGGATGACGCACAGCTCATCCACTGCGAGATGGTGGGTATCTATCTTAAGTCCAACGGGGAGTTTGGCTGGCCGGATTACAACAGCACGGCGCAGTACTGCCCTGCGCTGGAGCTGCCCACGGGAGAGGCGCAATGAGAAGCGGCTACGAAATGTTGCGTGAACGAATTGTGTCGCATCCCGAGGAGTTTGATTTTATGTGGAGGGACGAAGATATGGATGAATACACCAACACCCCGTTCTTGCGGTCTTTGCACCCGCTGTTGGGGCAGACTTCTACCAAGTGGGACAGCGTTCTTGAAATAGCGTTTGATGGATCGCGCTCAAGGACGTTTATAACCTCACAGCAACGCCAAGAGCTGGAAGAGGCTCTTTACGCAGCACAGCGCGTAGCGTTTGCTCGGCGCGTACTTGAGATACTGGCGCACGAATGTGAGGGGGTTAACCTACAAGACTATGCGCTTGAATGCGCTAAGTACTGCCCCAAGCTACTTCCACTGTGCAATGGAGAGGTGCAATGAGCAAGAAACACCGGTCAATGGATGAGCATCAGTCAGATCAGCGCAAGCTGCTGCACCTTATAGGGACCACGCTCGACGCGTGGTCCGAAGCGAACAAGAAGGAGTTCGGCTACAACGGCATCGTTATCATCGGTGCGCTGTCCTCGGCTCTGGCCGCTGTCTGTGCACTGTACCGAGTGCCGATAGAAGACATCGCACGGCTCATGGTTGAGGGCGCACCCTTTATCGATGAGGAGAGCGACCATGACCTGCACTGAGCGCCTTGGCGCAGCAGTACACTGCAAGCGCGTGGGACTGCGAAGCTGTAAGGAGTTTGCCCGCCTTGCCGGCGTGTCAGTGAGTTTGATAAACCTGTGGCACCGGAACAACCCACAACAATTTGATACCGCGCTGGCACAGGCGGCAGTGACGAGGAGAGCACAGCGTGGATGACTACGATTACGACGAGGCCAATTTAAGGCTTGAGCGCAGCTTGATGCGGCGCATAACCCGCCAGCGGATAGAGCACTGGCACCCACAAGACCCAGACTACGTAGGGGACGAAGATGAAGAAGAAGACGATGAGTGACTTGGACCCAAGGATAGAGGCTTTGGAAAACGCAGGGCGCGTGTACACAGAGGCTCAGAACCGAGGTGTTGATCAGGAGCTGTGGGATAAATTCGGATCGGCGCCGCTCAAAGTATCAGGCGGGAGTTACGTGCCGTTTCCCGAGAAATACACAGACGTGGTTTCAGACGGCGGGCTTGACCCGAGGAACAGCGCACTCGACGTGCAGATCGGTGGGCAGCACTACAAGAGCTACGCCATACAGCCTGTGGAGTTTATCCACAAGAACAAGATTCCCTACATCGAGGGCTGCGCGATCAAGTATCTGTGCCGCTGGCGTGAGAAGGGTGGCATCGAAGACCTTAAGAAGGTTAAGCACTACATTGACCTGCTGATTGAGATGGAGCCGTGATGCCACAGACCAGCGCAGTGCTTAAGGGTAAACGGTGCATGTGCCCGACCTGCAAAGAGGTGTTCAGCTCGGCTACAGGGTTCGACAAGCACCGCAAAGGGATACAGGGCCACGACCGACGGTGCGTGGACCCCGCGTCAGTGGGCATGCAGATCAGTACACGGGGCAACAATACCTATTGGACAACACCGATGCCTGCGGGCGTTGTATGGGGGGCAACATGAGAAATGACGAAGTGTCGGAAGATAAGCTGACAAAAAAGCAAAAGCAAAAAATATGGGACGAAATACTTATTGATCAGTGGCAAAAAGATGGGTCGATGATAATTGCTACAACCCTGTTTTTGAGAAAAGTAGAGCCCTCTCTGTTGAATCCTAACGGGTTTATTACGGACGGAGGGCTTTCCGCCGTGTGTGAATACATGACATCTACCGGATTGCATAGGTGTCTTGACGCAAACGGGGATTCTTTGTATTTCAACTGTCGCGGACCAGTCCGAGCGTTTATCGCTGCTAGGTGCGATAAAATCAACAACATATTGTGGTCGGAAAAGTACACCAGCGAACAAGTCCTAGCCGCACTTCCGCAGTTTAAGTGGCGAGGGCAAGTTAAAGCAGTGTTGAAGACCATTGCCGAAGAAAGAAAACGTGCTGAAAAGATGATGGGGAACGCTAATCTAGTGGTTATAGATGTTAGAGCGCGGGACAAAAGACACAGTTGGAATACAGTAAAATAAATACGCAATGCACCTGATTCGGTGCAGGAGGGCGAAATGATCGAAATCATAGGAGGAATACTTTTTGTAATTTTGTGGTTTATTGCGGCTGGTAAAAGCGTGATTTGGTTTGCGGAGAACGGGTCGGGTGACTTACGCGCATGGGTGTACGGGGGTGTTGCCGTTGTGATGTTGGCTTTGGTTATAAATGGATTGGCTGAGTACGAACGAGAACACCCCTGCGTGGAGTACGAGTCAAGGCTTACATACAACGCAGCCACAAAAACAATGATGCCTATGCGAGTCTGTGTACTCAGGGGCGAATGGGTAACCGAGGGAGATGAAGAATGAAAACAAGACCAACCAAGATACAACCCGGTGCAACGCTCTGGAACCCGAACGCGGGGCCTGACTGGTACGCGAAGTCACTGGCGGGACAGTGGATGTACTTTGACGCGGAAGAAGGTGACTGGGACAACGGCCAATGGGTCTTGTCAATAGGCGTGAACCTCTCTGACCTCATCCCCGTGGAACACCTGATGGCGCAGGAAGTTGGCGGCACGGTAAAGGACGGTGGCCCACAGCCCCCTGAGTGGAACGGCGAAGGTCTGCCGCCTTTCGGTGTTGATTGTAAGATAACAACTAGAACTATCCTTGGTACAGATGAGTACGAAGGCATTGGTATGTTTATCGCACAGACTATGGACTACTACGTGATGCTAATGCAGATCGACCGCACACCGTGGGTCAGGAGCAAAGACCGAGTAACTTTCCGTCCCATCAAAACCGAGCGCGAGAAAGCGATTGATGACATTAAATCCTTGATTACCAAATCATGTGGGCTAACTGAACACCGCATACAAATCATAGCCACGGCGTTGTTTGACGCGGGTTACAGGAAGGTGGAGAAATGAGTGACAGAGAAGCGTTTGAGAAGTGGTATGCCGACTACACCGGAGACGCGCATATTTATAAATACTGCGACAGCACAGGGCGCTACCAGTCGAATGCTATGCAGTCGGCATGGCGGGCTTGGCAAGCATGGCAAGCAGCCCTGCAAAGCGGGGAGCCGGTGGTTCCTGAAGCAAAAGTCTGGAATCAGGCAGAGGGCAGGGACGGAAAGATGTACGTAGACGGTTGGAATTCTTGTCGGGACGCAATGCTATCAGCAGGCAAGGGAGGTGAGTAGAATGAACAAACAAGGCGCACTATTTAACTTGGATACTGCACCGCATTGAGTGCAGGAGGGGTGGGGAATGATGCTGTATTGCTGCGGGTGCGAGAAAGAGGTGTTCGCTAGACTTACTAACGGGAAAGAGGGGTATCCGCATCGACAAGACCTATATGCGCTACCGTTTTGGAAATGCGATTCATGCGGTAACTTTGTGGGTTGCCACCACAAGACCAAGGACAGGACTCGACCTCTAGGAGTCATACCAACAAAAGCGATAACGCAGATTCGCAAACAAATCCACACGTTGCTCGATCCTATATGGCAAGAGGGGGTGATGACACGCAACGCAGTTTACGCAAGGATGACCCAAGCAGTGGGCAAGCCGTACCACACAGCGCAGATAGACAGCATCGAATACGCTGAACAATGTTTGGCTGCGGCGGAGCAGGTGTACCTTGGCAGGAAATGTACGCCATGAAACACAACAACCATTACATAACTTATTTGCTGCACCGCATTGAGTGCAGGAGTCTGGAAGCCCTGCTATCAGCAGGCAAGGAGAAAACAGAATGACACATGAAGCAAGTTCCGTACCCGCACTAGAGGGTAAATTGTACGATCTTAAACCAAATTACGTGATTAATTTTAATAGAGATAATTGCGTAATCGGAAAGCTGGATTTGAACAACACCCCAGCAACTTTTGAGGGTGATCTTGACGGCAGCGCAAGAGCGTTTTTTGATTACGTTGTGCTTGTATGGCCGGATTTGATTAAAGAGAAAACAGGCAAGGGAGGTGGGGAATGAATCTGGGCAAGATTAAATATCCTTTACGGATATGTGTCGACTTGCTTTTTTATGCAACTTGGACATGTGAGAAAACACAGCAGTTAAAGTACAGCGAGATCAGGAATCTTATGGGCGGTTTTTTTACTAATGATGAGATCACGCAAGCTGAGGCCGTTCTTAGCGGCGTTTCGAGAGATCAAGAGTGCGTGTTAAATGCCGTTCCAGCAGGCAAGGGAGGTGAGTGATGAGATACAGAAAAAAGCCAGTAGAGATTGAAGCAACGCAGTGGTTTAAAAATGGCGATCATCCGCTGGATTATGCAGGCGAACAGACAGCGTACCAGAACGGAAGATTGTCAAACATATCCGCCGATCATAGGAAAGCGCATAACTGGGAAGGCGCGGTTGTTCGGTATTTTAGGCATCCTGCAGAAGCATTTGCCGGTGAGCGTAAGTGTGAAAAGTGCGGCACGATCATGCACCTGCACGGCTGGATCGACACGCTGGAGGGCGGTCACATTGTATGCCCCGGAGACTGGATTATCACAGGCGTAAAGGGCGAGCACTATCCATGCAAACCTGACATTTTTGCGATGACCTATGAGCCGGTGGAAGCAGGCAAGGGAGGTGAGTGATGGAACAAACTGGCTTTTGGATTTTCCTATGCGATACGTGGGTTTACATAATCGGTCACGAAACTGATCCCAAAAAGCAAATCAGAGAAGCGCAAGCGCAGGCAGTTGAGTCAGTAGGCAAGGGAGGTGAGGAATGAAATCACAGAAGTATTACAGGCTGGTCGAGGAGACTCCACCCGAGCTGGCTGACCAGCGCAAGAAGCTGGCCGACGACATCAAGAAGTACCTTGCCAGCGGCAAACAGATACAAGAAATACCCACAGGTTACTCAAAATTCAGCGAACAGCCCATGCGCAGCTGGATTGAGGAATCCCGTAAACGCAAGTTCGGAGAACGCTGATGAAACGCCGCATACACGTTAACCAGCACAACATCCGCGCCAATACCAAGGGCGCCGACCTGCCAGTGCTGACCATCAAGAGCAGTCAGGGCAACACCAAGTGCAATCGGGTCACGATTCATGGTCCAAGCACCGTGGTCTACTCCCCAGACAAGCCCCTGTCCTGCGGTGCCAAGGTCTGGGTGGAAACCGATGCAGAGATCACGGTGCATGATGAACACGCCGCCTAGCCCAGTTCCAGACAAGCAAGACAAGGCTATCCTCAAAAACAAGAGCCCAAGCTATGTCATGGGGTGGAACAAAGTAAAACACAGGCAGGAGGAGGGCGCGACACCTGTGCGCAAGCAAAGCAGGAAGGGGAAGGGCGCATGATTCACGGGGAAGGGCTCACGTTCCACGGCTCACGGACAACGGATTACACTTCTGTAAGCTATAAGGGGTCTAAGTGCGTTGTTAGTAAATTACCAATAACAAGTGGGTTTTGGTGTAATAGGTGTAATGATTGGTGTTTTATATAGTGTAATCAATAGGTTATCTATTACGTTACTGTATTTAGAGTAGTGTAGGGCAGTGTAGGGGTGTAATAGGGTATTTGGGGTATATAGGGGATATACAGTGTGTTTCTAGATACGGCGTTAAAATCTATAATTGGTAATTTACCAATAACGCACTTAGAACCCTGTATAGGTATATTTTTTCTTGAATCATTACGTCGGGGGTTCTTGATGCCGCGAATGTACGACAGGTGTGATGAGTACCGTTGGACTCATCGACCACGGGAGTTTTTGGTTAAGTGGCATGCCAGTCCTCAGGGGAGGACGAAGTATCCCTTTCGGAAAATGCGGGTGTCCGATTTTTTTACAATCACAGACAAGGTGCAACTGAAGATGGTTCACAATGCCCTGTACCGCGTCCAGCGGCAGCGCAGAGCCCTGTCAGAGCCTTTCCGGTTCTCTGTCAGGCCGGTGCAAGATGCACCGGATGTTTATATCTGTAGGAGGGTTGAGTAGTGCCAAGCTATGACGATACAGAGAACCACCAGATCTGCTGGCCGAACTGCCGGATGCATTTTCTGGTTGAGACCCCTGCGACCAAGTCAGGCATGTGGTTTCCGTTGAAGGACATGGAGGTGGGCGACTACATTGAATTAACGGATGAGGATGAACTTAGGGCGTGTCGGCAGGCGGTATCCTACTGGAACCGTGTGCAGGATAGCCACTTTGCCATAAGACTGGATAAAGCCAGTGACGATACTTACATATGCAGGAGAATAGAATGAGTGACGATGAAGAACTATTGCAGCCAAGACGAAGACTGGCGCGTAAGCAGATACCTGAGGTGCTGAAGAGTGCGCCAGCGACCAAGCGGGTATCAACATGGCGTAAGACCAAAGAAAGGCTGATGACGCCCGTAAGTAAACCCCTGAACATGCCGTTGACCGCGCAGGAGTGGAGGTTTGTAAGCGAGGTGGTGAACAACTTTGGTGAGATAACTCTGAAGGAGGCCGCAGTACGGGCAGGGTATGACCCTGCGAAGGCGAAGGGCAAAGCAACGGAGATGACCAACCCTAGACTATCCCCGCACATTGTCTCTGCTATACAGGAGCATAGGCAGGAGATTGCAGAGGTCTATGGTACGACCTACGAGCGGCATATGCGCGACCTACAGCGTATTCGGGACGCTGCCATGCAGGCAGGTAACTTTGGTGCAGCGGTGCAGGCCGAGTTCCGCCGAGGGCAGGCACTGGGCACGATTTACGTTGAGCGCAAAGAGGTGCGCTATGGTGCCATTGACAGCATGACTGCTGAAGATGTCATGAAGGAGCTGGAGCGGTTGAAGGACGTCTATGGTACGCCGAGTGAGATCATCGACCTTGTGCCGGAAGACATTGAACATTCTATCAATGAGGAGAATATGCGTTATGGCGACGAAACCGGAGACATTGTTGTACCAGAGACTGAAGGAGAACCTGCCACCAGAGTCGAGACTGACGAGGATTGAGAGTCGCGTCGGGCTTGGCATTCCGGATTGCCTGCTGGCGATAAAGGATTGTGGTTTTGCCATGCTGGAGTTGAAAGTCGTTAAGCGTGGGCGCAAGATCAAGTTCAGCCCGCACCAGATTGCGTTTCATACCGCGCATGCTGCGATAAAGGTGCCGACGTATATCCTCGTGCAATACCATCCACCGAAGGCGCCGACGATACATGGGGCGCAGTGGCTGCTGTACAAGGGCAAGCAGGTGCAGGATCTGATGGAGCGGGGAGTAGACGTGCCGGCTTATCAGCAATGGCCAGCTGATAACGTGCGGTGGCATTTACTGCAATACGCATTGACCTGTTGACAACGGGTGTCGGGCGGTGGCATTTTAGAAAAACAGGCAAAAACTGCCCGCCGCCTGAGGGCACATACAGTGGAGAAAGTGAGATGAACACGTATTACATAGTCATTGAGATTTTGTCTGGCGAATACGCCAAAGACACAACATCACTGGTCATTGCTGAGAACGAAGACGAAGCCAAGCGCAACGCCCTGCTGGGCGAGTGCCACGATGATGAAGAAGACCTCGAGTGGTCTAATCGAGGAGTATACGACTGCGGCGGTGAATTCCACTACGCGGTGCATTCCTGCCAGTTGGTGGCGACCGAAGAAGTTGCTGTACTGCAAAAGTACATGTGGGGTGCAGCATGAAACGGGCACTTGAGCTGCTTAACGCAGCGGCATTGGATACCGACCGGTATCTGGACAACCCCGACGCATACGAGCCTGAGTACTTTGAAGCAGTGCGCGATGCGATTCTTGATGCGATAGACCTACTGGAGAAGGGCGAATGAGAAGCGAACATAAACACGCACGTGCGATGACTGCCTACGCTGCGGATGCAATGCAGACGGATGAGCCATATCAGAGATGGGAGGCCAGTGCCCCATACGGCAGCTGGTACGATTTAAAAGGTCATCCGGCTTGGGCTGATGACCATAGGTACCGCCGCAAGACCGATACGCAAATACTGGTTGCCATGCTTGAGCTGGCTTGGGAGCAGCTCGACGAGTTGCAGAGAGATAACCCGCTGAGTTTAGATCATCCGATGTGGCTCATCCTTGAGACAATTAGGACGTTGGAAAAAAAGGAGGGTGTGCAGCATGGTAACGATTAAATATAACGCGTCGGTATTTACGCCAGCTGGCTGGCGACCTGAAGTGATTACCGCCGTTGCCGAGTTGATTAGCGAAAAGCGCGCCCGTGTGGTTGAAGTGCTGGATATTGGTGGCAATGGTGTAACCGGCTATGGTTCCCGTACAGGAGCCAAGCGACAGGCCTACCACGTCGGAGGAATTGCCAAGCGTGAAGAGGGCAAGATTAAAATTCTGAGTAGTTGTGAGGTGGTGGAGCGTGATTTGTATGAAGAAAGGCCGTAGAAAATCGGTACCGATAATACCGATCAGGCCATTACCGGCGCGCCCGCCAGATCACGACAAGGAAGAGCGGCGGCGTGAATTACGCCGGTTACTGAGGTTTATTTTCTTCGGTTTTCTTTTCAGATAGATAGTTGACAGTTAACGCCGAGCCCGATTAATATCGGGCTTGTTCGTTTAGGTTTAACCATACAGGAGAAAGTAAACATGATCATAGCGACCGACAGGCCGGTGAAAATCAGTACCATGAGCGGTAAGCTTGAGGGCTTACAGGCGATTAATACTAATACACTCTCTAACGATTTTTGTGGTGCCATGCGCACCACCGACAGCATTTGTGCAAAATGCTATAGTGCGGCGATGTTATCCGGAAGCCGAAAAAATTGTGTTCCGGCTTTTGAGCATAATTCCCAAGTATTGTCGGCACCAATTACCGCGCGCCAGATACCGGTTATTAATGCGCGTTATTTTCGTTTTCATGGTCACGGCGAACTGATCAACAAGCAGCATTTAGAGAATTTTTATTTGATTGCAGAGGCTAACCCGCAAACCACGTTTACCCTGTGGACAAAGCGACAGGCGTTAGTCCGCATGGCGCGCCAGAGGCCGGCTAATATGATCCTGATCTACAGCAACCCGAGACTGGATCGGATCATGACAAGGGCACCAAAGGCCTTTGATAAAGTGTTTAACAATGTACCGAAAGAGTACGACGGCGACGCGAACTGCACAGGCCAAAAATGTGCAGCGTGTCTGGCATGCTATACGCATGGCGGGATTGACGTCATTGTCGAACACACCAAGATCAGACACTAGCCCGCCCGACGAAGAGCCCGCCTTAAGCGGGCTTTTCTTTTTTAATCAATCGCGTTACTATTCGCGCATCCGGCAACCATACGCCCGCCGGAGGGCACCATACAGAGAGAGCCTAACCATGAACTACCGCTACGCATCCGCAAAAAAAGAATTCACATTCAGATCAGATAGCCCGCTATCAAACGAGGCCATGGCACATTATGCGCCGAGCGTTATCGCCGATCAGGCGCATGAAAGCAGAGGCGAGCGTTATACGTTTATTCCGACAATCAAGGTGATTGAGGGCTTGAGAAAAGAGGGCTTTGAGCCTTATGAGGTACGTCAGACGAAAACGCGCGACGTGGGCAAGCGTGAGCATACGCGCCACATGGTGCGCATGCGCCATCGTGATCTGATCGGCACACTGTCGGAGGTACCTGAAATCATTCTCCTGAATTCGCACGATGGAACTAGTAGTTATCAGTTACTGGCGGGCTATTTTCGTTTTGTGTGCAGTAATGGTTTGATCGCCGGCAGTGTATCGACCGACGTTAAGGTCAGGCACTCTGGCGACGTGGTGGATAGTGTGATCGAAGGTAGTTATGAGGTAGTCAGTAACCTTGAGGCCTTAGACGCCAGAAAAGAGCAGTACAAGGCAATCACACTGGCACCAAGTGAGCAGTTGGTACTGGCGGAGGCCGCCAGCCAGTTAAAGTGGGAGGATAAGGCACCAGTGTCGCCGATCCAATTATTGAGGCCACGCCGCTCATCCGATTACGGTAGTGATTTGTTCACAGTGTATAACCGTGTGCAGGAAAACCTGATTCAAGGCGGGCTTCGCGGACATGCGACTACCGGTCGCCGCACAACGACGCGCGCCGTCGGCGGAGTTAACGAGAATGTGAAACTCAACCGATCACTGTGGGAGCTTACGGAGCGCATGGCACAAATAAAGCTTGCAGCAGCATAGCCCGCCAGATCCTCGCCAGCCCGACGAAGAGCCCGCCTTGTGCGGGCTTTTTCTTTTGTGTTATTCTCGGGCTTCCGGCAACTACTCGCCCGCCGCCGGACGGGCACATACAGAGAGACAGCAAACATGGTAAAGTTTAGCTTTGAAGGCGTTTCGTACGAAGGGCGTGTGGTCAACGCCACATATTCGCCAGTGGTCAACACCACATTCTGCACGGTTGACACCGGTGCAGAGAGGTTCTATATAGAGTCGCACGGCGACTTGAGCGAGGGGGATTGGCGTCCACAAGTATGCCGGCCAGACTAACGAAGAGCCCGCCTTGTGCGGGCTTTTTCGTTTGTGTTATTCTCGGGCTTCCGGCATTCCTTGCCCGCCGCCGGACGGGCACATACAGAGAGACAGCAAACATGGAAAAGGCCTACTACGTAGTGATCGGGATCTGGCGCGAGACAGGCGAGCCCGAGGTAATCAATGGTTTTTACTCGCGCGCCGATGCGGTGGAAGAGGCCGCATGCCATAAGCACACACACAGGAAGATCCGCGTAGTGCGCACTGTAGACACTACCGAGGCCTACTGGCGTATCGTGCGTCAGACGTTCGCGGAGGTGGCAGCATGAGCAGATCCGACATAATCAAAACCGTGATCGGCATTCTCATCGGCGTCCCGACGTGGTACGCCATGATGGTGATCCTGATGGCACTCTGATCGCCAGCCAGCCCGACGAAGAGCCCGCCTTGTGCGGGCTTTTTTTATACTTGGATCGCGAGCCGCGCGCCGTTTTCCGCCGCTCTTTCGCCGCCGCCTGATACGCCGCCGCCGTGAATCGCGGATCTTGCGCCGCGCGCCGTGGATCACGCGCCGAGGTGATAGTTTTTCTGTATCGTTGGCCATGCGCCGCGCGCCGGTTAACGTAAGTCATTGATTTGTAACGGATCACTGTTTCCGGTAAATAACATTACCGGAAATAGCAGGTACCCTAACGCCGATTCCAAAGCCCCGAGCCGACCCGCGAAAACCGACCCGCCGCCTCGCCCACCCCTCGCGACAGGGCGGGGCAGAAGCCCGATTTCATACATACAACGGGTAGCGAAACACTTTTGAAAAGCCCCCGGTCCGTGCGCCGTGAAGCGTGAAACTTTCACAGTTAAAAGTGATGCATGTATCACATAGAACGAGGGTTATTCATTTGAGTTATAACAGGTGGGGGTGTTATACATAAAACGTATAAGAGAGTTATTCATTTAAGTGATAACGGACGGCAGTATTATTCATAAAACGAATAAGGGTTCCACGTGGAACATTCCTGCCCTTTTTGTCTGTAGCCGTGAACCGTGAACCACGGGCCCCTGAAAAGGCCCCCCTTGTTTTGTAAAATCGACGGGTGGGGGTATATTAAAAATTTCAAAACGAAAACGGGTATAATGCGGCAGACCCATGTCACAGGAGCGGCATCTTGACCATGTCTGTTTATAAATCTCAGTTTGATGTAGAGGCGCACCGTAAGAAGCTTGAGCTTCGGATGTTGCAGCTGGAGGGCCAGCAGAAGGCGAAGAAGAATTTCTTGGCGTTCTGTCAGTACGTATGGCCGGAGATGATTGTGGGGGAGCACCACCGGTTGATTGCGGAGAAGCTTGACCGGGTTGTTTCTGGGGAATGTAAGCGGTTGATGATTGCGATGCCGCCTCGTCACGGCAAGTCGCAGATGGGCAGTTATCTGTTTCCGGCGTATTTAATGGGCCGTGTACCGAAGTCCAAGCTCATTGTGGGTTCCCACACAGCGGAGTTATCGCAGCGCTTTGGCCGTATGATCCGTAACTTGGTTTCGGAGGACCGGTATAGGGATGTGTTTCCGGACATGACCTTGTCTGCGGACTCCAAGGCGGCGGGCCGTTGGGACACGAGTCAGGGCGGTGAAGCGTTTTTCATTGGTAAGGGCGGTGCGATGACGGGTCGCGGCGGCGACATTGTGATTCTGGATGACATCTTGGATGAGCAGGATGCGCAGTCGGACACGGCGATGGACAACACGTTTGAGTGGTACACCTCTGGCCCGCGTCAGCGTCTGCAGCCAAACGGGTCTATTATTGTGATCAACACCCGCTGGCGCACGGATGACCTGACTGGTCGGTTACTGCGCATGCAGGGCCAGCCGAGGTCTGACCATTGGGAGGTGTTGGAGTTTCCGGCAATCTTACCTTCTGGCAAACCGTTGTGGCCAAAGTACTGGAGCTTGTTGGAGCTTGAAAAGGTGCGCACGGCCATCGGCCAGCGCAAGTGGAACGCGCAGTGGCAGCAGACGCCCACGGCAGAGGACGGGGCGATCTTGAAGCGGGACTGGTGGCGTCGTTGGCCTAATGACGACCTGCCTCCGGTTGAGTACATTATCCAGTCATACGACACGGCGTATTCTAAGAAGGAGACGGCGGACTACTCTGTGATCACGACATGGGGCGTGTTTTACCCGGACGCCGATGCGGGACCGAATATTATCCTGATGGACGTGGAGCGTGGGCGGTGGGACTTTCCTGAATTAAAGCGAAAGGCGTTTGAGCATTACAAGCACTGGCACCCAGACAACGTGTTGATTGAAGCAAAGGCCACTGGTACGGTGCTGCAGCAGGAGATGCGCAGGACGGGTATTCCGGTAACGATGTACAACCCGGGCGGTCGCCGTGCGGGTCAGGACAAGGTATCGCGGGCCAATGCCGTGGCGCCGATGTTTGAGTCGGGCATGGTCTGGGCGCCGCACACGCAGTGGGCAAATGAGTTGATTGAGGAGTGTGCTGCCTTCCCGAACGGGGACCATGATGACATGGTGGACAGCACGACGCAGGCGATGTTACGGTTCCGCTCAGGCAACTTTGTTAAGCTGCACACGGATGAAGATGACGAGAGCAGTGACGAAGCGCTTGTGCCGGAGTATTATTAGGCTAGAATATCGTAAATTTTGCTGAGGCGGTGAACTGATGCCCAATTTAACTGCGCGACAAATGCTGGCACGGCTTCCTGTGCGGATGGCGAAGGGCGGAGCGGCAAAAGCCTTCAGCGACGACGAGGTGAAGCAGTTTATTCAGAACACCTACGCGCAGTTCGGTGGACCGGGAGTCGAGGCGCACAGGGCGATTGGGGATGCAATGGCCCAGTACGGTGTTGGGGTCGATCAAGTTGCACGGGCAAGCGGCTATTCACCGCAAGAGGTTCAGGCCGAGCTTATGGGACAGCGGGCGGCTGCCCCTCGCCCTGAAAGGCCTCAAGTTCCCGTGTTGCCGGATTCTCGTGGCCCTTCGGGCCCTGTCGATATGCCAAGTTTTCTTATTGGAATACCTTCTGGTGACCAATTTAGTCCAGCAAGTCCATCAAGCATTGCGGGGAAAACGCAGGGTGTAATGACAACCCCTCCCGCCACGGCGCAGCGCCTTGATATGCTAATGGCGCAAGAACAAGCGATGGCGCCGGTTAAGGCATCTTCGTCCCCGCCTCCGCCTCCATCTTTACCTCCCGTTCAGGCGCAAGCAACTGAGCAGCCGGGCACGGCAGCGGGCGTATCGGCGGCGTATCGCGCGGCGATGGAGAAGGGCGGTCAGCAGACGGTTGGTGACTACTACGCCAATCTTAGAAAGGACGCCGAGGCGTACCTTGCCAATGCCAACGCGCCGACTGGCGTTGATGCGTACAACCAGCTGATCCAGTCTGGCATCAGCACCTCAGACCTTCGCGCTGCAGGCGTTGCCGATGCGGTGTTGAACAAGATCTTTACGGTTCAGGCTCCGATTAAGCAAGAGCAGTTTGTGACGCCTACCGGCATGACCTCGGCCTACGAGCGCAGCCCCGACTTGGCGTTTGAGTCGCAGCGCTTAACTGCGCGGGGGCAGGATGGCAGGGCGATACTGGACAAGCAGGGGCGTGACTATGTCGCCAACCTGCAGCAGGGCGGCATTGATGCTGCTGAAAGAGCTCAGATGCTGGAGTACGCCACTGAGCGTGGGTACTCGTTTGATGACTTGATTAAGGCGGGTGTGGACCCGAATGTGTTGTTTACTCAGCGGGCGGCAGTTCCTCCTGTTGTACCACCGCCTGTTGTACCGCCGCCCGTTGTACCACCGCCCGTTGTACCACCGCCCGTTGTACCACCGCCCGTTGTACCACCGCCCGTTGTATTAACAGGCGGCGTCACGCCGAAAGACTTAGTCGCAGCCGTTACGCCAACGTACAACGCCCAACAACTGCGGGACATTATTGCAGCAGCGGAAAAACAGCCGGCAGCACTCGGCACGGTAACCAACCCGATGGACACCCGTGGCAGCGCAGCGACAGGTAGCCAGAGCGGTGTGTCAAAGTTCTTGGATACCTATGAGGCTCCAAAACCCTTTGTCGCACCGACCTACACTGCGCCGACCGTGTACGGCCAGCTTCCAACGCAGCCGGACATCTACGCTGCTGGGCAGGCTGCGCTGGACACAGCGTTCAGGGAGAGCTCTCCGCGAACCGCGATCCCGGGGTTACCGGGTCAGTTCGACTACAGCCCTGCTGCGAAGCTTAGGCCAGCAACCGGCGCTGGCTTTACCTTCACGCCGCCAAGCGTGACCACTCGTCCGCGCTCGTTACTGAGCCCGAGAGAGGTTCAGGCTTATGGCGGACTTGGCCCGTCCAAGTCGCAGCAGTTTGCGCAGAACCGTGCGGCGATTGACCGCAACTTGCGTACACTGCAAGCAAGGTCGCCTGCACTTCGCAATGCGAGCAACTATGCCCTGCTTCGTAACCGAATAATGGCGCAGGAGTTTGGCGATCCGCAGCGTGTGTTTGACCCAAAGACCCCCGAGGGTCAGCAATTACAAGCGTTCATAGCAAGCCTTGAGGCAGGCGCCCCTACAGGTCAGGCCGTCAAGACAGACGCCACAGTAGGAACAGGTGCAACAGACGTTGACCAAACAGATAGCAGCGTCATACGCGGCAGCGGCAGCAGCACCCAACCCGGCGGCTACGCGGCTGCAATAGACGGCGGCGACAAAATTACCTACGGCGGTTACGACATCCTGCAGCAAGCCAAAGGCGGCCTTGTAAAAAAGCCTGATGGGTCAGCCAAGGATGAGCTGGCCCGCTTTGCTAATGGTGGAGAGGCGGACGCGGAGCTACTGCGTCGGCAGTTAGAGAACATTGACAACACCCCTAGTACTCGAACCCCTGAAAGGGAGCCGACACCCGAGCAGACTGAAAGCCGCGCCATGCTGGAAAATTTGCGCTCTGGGTTTGCTCAGATACCTCAGACGGTGATGGGTTACGGTAGGGATGTTTTGCAAAGCGAAGCGCCGTTAGCTAAGGTTGGTGCAGACGTTAGCGCGCTGGGCAGCGGTGCTGTTGAGGGTCTAAAGCAAGATCCAGCAGGCTTTATACTGGATATGTTGCCTGTGGTTGGTGAGATCCGCTCCGGTAGGGACGCGGTAAAGTACTCAGACCTTGCCAACGAGGCCCGTGCGGCCAATGACCTTGACGCAGCCGCCATGTACGAGCAGATGTCTACGCTAGCAGCGGCAGGAGCAACACCCCTGATAGGGACAGCTGGGCGACTTAGCAGGCGAATAGCAGGCGCGCCAGATGAAGCCATGATGAGGATGGCTGGCTCTAACACACCAACCGCCGCCGACGACCTTGCTGAGTTAACGGATCGGGCTAGCCCAATCCGTTTAACAAGACGGGCTCCGCTTGATAGGTCTCAAGAGGCAAGGGAGGCAAGGGCAGCGGAGCAAGGGTATACCCCAACGCTTTATCATGGAACAGCAAGTCTAGACAACGCAGCGTTTGACGAATTTAATAAAAAGTTTTTCGGGTCGGTTACAAATTCTCCAAGCGCCAAACTGGGCACATGGTTAACAGATGATCCAAAAACAGCCAACATATACGCGTCTTTTGCTCCTTTTAGTTCTCTTCAAAAACTACAAGACAAATATGATAACGCTGTTGAGAAACTTTGGCGCACAACCAGTAATCTTCAAAGAGAAGAACGTATAGTTGCTAGAGAAGAAGGCAAATTAAAGCTTGCTCCACTAGCTGATAAAATTAAACAGGCGACGGATGCACTAGAGGCAGGCGTCCCAGATCCCGCTGAAGCAAGGAAGTTTTTTCCTCTTCCTACCCGAATTGGTGGGGGCGGTGGAGCAAACATAATGCCCGTAAGAGCGCGTGGCAATTTCATGGAATATGACGCTGGGGATACTAGTATAAGAGAACTGCAGGATAAAAAAGGTCTTACAAAGTTAGGGAAAGAAGCGAGAGATGCGGGATACGATGGCCTTAAAATAACTAATTTTCGCGACCCTATGAATGCGCCCTCTGCTACTCATTATTTAGTGTTTGACCCTAAAAACATTCGCTCAGTCAACGCAGATTTTGACCCAGATAAGCTGGACTCTGCAAATCTAGGGTATGCCAAAGGCGGTGAAGTCTCCTCTGCCAAAGACATGCTGGATCGGTTAACATCCGCCCGATAAACAAAACACAGTAGGAAAGACAATGCCCATAGACAAGGTAGTAAATCTAGCCCCGAGCACCGACCTCATCGAGCTTGATGTTGACGAAGGCCAAGAGATTGAGATCATTCTTGAGGATGACGGCAGCGCTGTTATTGAGATCGGTGGCAGCGATGACGACGAGGATTTCTACGCTAACCTTGCCGAGGACATTGACCAGCAGGACCTTGGGCACATAGCCATCTCTCTGCAGACCTTGTTTGATGCGGACAAGAGCTCACGCGGTCAGTGGGAGGAGCTGTACGCCAAGGGTTTGGACCTGTTGGGTCTGCGGATGGACGAGCGCACACAGCCCTTCCGTGGCGCAGCCGGCGTGGTGCATCCAATGCTGACAGAGGCCATCATCCAGTTCCAAGCGCAGTCGTTTAAGGAGCTGATGCCCGCCAGCGGACCCGTGCGCACCCAGACTCTGGGCAAGGAAACGCTGGATAAGGTCCAGCAGGCAGCCCGGGTTCAGGACTTTATGAACTACCAGATCACCTCCGTGATGAAAGAGTACACGCCGGAGTTCGACCAGCTGCTGTTTTACACCGGATACGGTGGATCTACCTTCAAAAAGGTGTACTTTGACGCGCAGCTTGGCCGGATGGTGAGCCGGTTGGTGCTTCCGGACGATCTTTACATCCCCTACCACGGCTCAAGTGTGATTTCTGAGTGCCGGCGCATCACGCACCGAATTGCGATGGACTCTAACGAGTTTAAAAAGCGTGTTTTTGCAGGTGAATACCTTGATGTAGAGCTCTCGCCCGACGGTTCCAACAGCGGGCAGGACCAGATTGGCGCGACGATTGACCGAATTACGGGTGTGCAGGCCACTGGCGAGCCGGAAGAGATCACATTGCTGGAATTTCACGTCGATTTGGACATCCCCGGCTACGAAGATGTGGACGAGGACGGCGAACCGACCGGCATCAAGCTGCCCTACGTGGTAACAGTAGACGAAATAAGCGCGAAAGTGGTCAGTGTGCGTCGAAACTGGGCAGAAGACGACCCGTTGAAGATACGAATTGAGTATTTTGTGCATTACATGCTGGTTTCTGGCCTCGGCGCCTACGGTTTGGGCTTTGTTCACCTAATTGGTAACCTTGCGAAGACAGCAACCGCTGCACTTCGTCAGTTATTGGACGCTGGAACGCTGTCTAACCTGCCTGCCGGCTTTAAAGCCAAGGGCGCGCGGATCGCGGACGACGACAAGCCAATTCAACCGGGTGAATGGCGCGATATTGACGCGGGTGGCGCTGAACTGGCCTCATCACTGCTGCCTTTGCCCTATAAAGAGCCCAGCCAGACACTGTTTGCGCTGTTGAGCTTCACTGTGGACGCCGGTAAGCGACTGGCGAGCATTGCAGACATGCAGGTAGGCGACGCCAACCAGCAGGCAGCCGTGGGCACCACGCTTGCGCTGCTTGAGCGTGGGTCGATGGTCATGTCAGCGATCCACAAGCGGCTCTACTACGCGCAGACACAAGAGTTCGAGATGCTGTTCCGTGGGTTTGGGAAGTACTTACCCCCCGAGTACCCCTATGATGTCCCCGGCGCATCTCGTCTTATTAAACAGAGCGACTTTGACAACAAGGTATCGGTTCTGCCGGTCGCGGACCCCAATATCTTCTCCGCTGCGCAGCGCATTACCCTAGCGCAGACCCAGCTGCAGCTGGCGCAGAGCGCCCCGCACATGCACAACCTGTACGAGGCGTACTACCGGGTCTACCAAGCGATGAACGTGCGGGATATTGACGGCATTCTGAAGACCCAGACCAACCAGATGCCCAAGGACCCGGCAAGCGAGAACATCGATGCGATTGACGGCAAGCAGCTCAAGGCGTTTGCGGGTCAGCAGCACGATTCGCACATCGCATCGCACCTGATCATGGGCATGTCGCCGCTGGTGCAGGGTAATCCGCTGGCCGCTGTTGAGTTGCAGAAACACGTCATGGAGCACGTCAGGCTGAAGGCTGAGGAAGACGCCGAGGCGGAACTGTTCCGTCAGTACGGCAGTGACCCGGACCGCATGGTCTCCGACATGCAGCGTGAGGCGATGATCTCCCTGAATGTTGCCCAGTACATGATGGATGTGAAGGCAATGCAGGGCCAGTTGTCTGGCGAGGGTGCAGGCCCCGACCCGATTGTCGCGCTCAAGGAGCAGGAGCTTCAAATGCGAGCCGCGAAGGATCAGGCGGACATACAAGTGAAGCAGCAGGGGCTGCAGAACGAGCAGATGCGCATACAGGAGAACTCTCAGGCCAACGACGAGCGCATTGCGTCGCAGGAGAAGATTGCTCAGGGGCGCTTTGAAGTTGCCAGAGAGCGCATTAACACACCAAAACAAGGCCCGGGGGGTGCGTGATGCCTTTAAGACAGGGAAAAAGCCAAAAAGTTATTAGTGACAACATAAAAACTGAAATTAAAGCGGGCAAGCCACAAAAGCAAGCCATTGCCATTGCTTTGAGCCAAGCGGGGAAAACCCGCAAAATGAAGGAGGGGGGTATCGTAAAACCAAAGATAATTAAACCGAGGATCGTTAAGAAAAAAGATGGCAATAGAGACGTAAAAATCTATTGATTTACGCCTTTCAGACGGTGGCGAAGACCTTCTGCTTACATGGAAATGACCATGCTTACTTTTGCTGAACATGTTTTAAAAGATATTAGAAAGATTGAGCACGATACACAGCAACTTGTGTTGAGCGGCGGAATCGGCGATATGGAGCGTTATCGGTATCTCATGGGTCGTTTGGAAGGTATTCGTCTTACAGAAGAAATTGTGAAAGACAGACTCAACAAACATTCAGAAGACTAACCGAGGACAACATATGCAAAAGCTGACCGCTTTAGAACAGAAATGGGCAGACGATAAGGCCAATCAAAAGCCCTCGCTCAATGACGCTTACACCGAAGAGGGTAAGGTCAGCAGTGAAGGGCTCCCGCAAAGTGTCTTAGATTTGATTCCGCAGCCGACAGGGTGGCGCATAGCGCTGCTGCCCTACCGTGGCGCCGGTACATCAAAGGGGGGCATTATGCTGACCAAAGAAACAACTGAACGCACTCAACTAGCCACTAACGTGGGCTACGTGCTTAAGCTTGGCCCATTGGCCTACGCGGATGAAAGCAAGTATCCGAACGGACCGTGGTGCAAGGCAGGCGATTGGGTGGTGTTTGGTCGTTACGCTGGCGCTCGCATTCAGATAGAGGGCGGAGAAATCCGTCTGCTAAACGATGACGAGATCTTGGGGATTGTGTCTGACCCTGCAAGCATTTTACACAAGTGAGGATGTATCGATGATTGATTCAAACGAGAAGTTAGAGTTTAGTCTTGGGGACGATGAGCAGCCGGCAACCGTCACCATTGATCAAGATGAAGGCGGTAAGGCGACCGCAACGGTGCAGGCTGGGCCGGATGCCGAGGAGCTTGAGCAGTACTCCGACAAGGTAAAGAAGCGCATTGATAAGCTGACAGCGCGCCTGCGTGAGACCGAGCGCCGTGAGCAGTCGGCCTTGGAGTACGCTAAGAGCGTACAGTCGCGCAACGAAGAGTTGCAGCAGCGGTATGCGCAGACCGCAGTGGAGCGGGTAGGTGAGGCCAAAGGGCGGGTTGAGACGCAGATTACCGCGCTCAAGAACGTGATTCGCCGCGCTCGGGAAGAGGGTGACATTGACACCGAGACCGAGGCTAACCAGCGCTTGACGGCTACCATCTGGGAGCAGCAGCAACTGGCGAGCCAAGAGCAGCAGGTGCGACGTATCCAGCAGGAACCTGCAAGACAGCAGGCTGCGCCGCAGCAACAGGCGCCGCAGCAACAGGCTCCACGCCCGGACGCCCGCGCGGAGGATTGGGCTGAGAAAAACACATGGTTTGGCTCCGACGTGGTGATGACGAACACGGTTCGTGGCATCCACGTAGAGTTGATCAAAAACGAAGGATTTGACCCAACGTCAGATGAGTACTATGATGAGATAGATCGCAGAATGCAGGAACTCTTTCCAAAGAAGTTTTCTGGGTCTGCGCAACAAACAACCAGAGCCAGCCGGCCCGTGCAAACGGTTGCCTCTGCTACCCGATCATCGGGAGTTAA